AACGGAACCTCCCATATCTTGACTAAATTAGAGATGCTTGATGATGCTGATACATCACCAATAAGCGCAGCTGGTCAGAGTTTTGTACCTAGATTAGATAACTATCTCTTTAAGAGTGAAGTTACCCAGGAAGCTAGTGGAACTACTAAGAAGAAACTCAGGTTTCCAACAGGTAGTTATGTAGTAGATAAAACAGCAAATGTAATTATCACTCAATCAGGTCAGGAGACAATGTTCTTAAGACCTCCAATTTTATCTGATAATACTGGATATTATGTTGAGGTATTGAATGCTGATGCTGCTGAGGATTTCATCTTAGGCTTGGAATACGATATGACGGTAACTCTACCCTCATTCTTTGTTACCCAAGATAAGAGAGCAGATAGAACAAATATTCCGATGGTAGAAACAGCTTATCTAGATCTTTACTATTCAGGTAGATATAACATCACAGTTTCAAAGACTGGATATGATGATATCAATCTAGATTTAGATGTAACTCCAGCTGATATTTATAAAGCTAATGAAGTAGCTGTTCAGGAATTAACCACTAAAGCTATACCAGTATTTAGTAGAGGTGATTATGTCACCATCACAGTTAAAGCTTCTGATCCATTACCAGCTTCTATAACCAGTTACAGCTGGGAAGGACATTACAGCAATAGAGGAATAACAAATATCAGATAAACATGAAACTATACCGTACAGCCACAGTTAAAGATGGCTTTTTGGTAGCTAATCAATTAAGGCCAGAGGATAAAAGGGAAGTGGAGGGTATGGGTCATACCCCCTTTCACATCCCTCTTTGTGTCTTAGCTAGTGAACATGCAACCGTTTTCCATTCACCAGATGGAGAAATTGCGGGGGTTGCTGGAATTGTTCGGTTAGATTCCAAAACAGGCCAAATATGGATGCTATGCACTCCAGTTATCACTAAATATCCACACATATTTGTACGACGATCAAAGAAATGGTTGAGAGAAGTACAGAAAGAGTATCAATTACTTTGGGCTCTTGCAGACGTAAGAAACCAAGTACATCACAAGTTACTCAAACACCTAGGGTTTAAAGCCTTAAGGACAGTACCCGTAGGACCAAAGAATCTTCCATATTATGAGATCGTAAAATTATGTGCATTATCGCGGCGGGGCCAGGACTAAGCGCAGCGGCAGCGGCAGCGGCTAACGCAACCATAGCGGTATCTGCTATTAGTACAGCTGCATCAATAGGCATGGGTATTATGTCAGCCAACGTACAGGCGGCAACAGCTCAAGCCAACTTAAACGCTCAAGCTCAAGCTCAACAAGTTCAATTAGATGCTCAAAGAGAGCAAAGTATTTTAAATCAACAAAATCAGAGACAAGCTTTACTATTACAACAACAACAAGGAATAGACTCTTATAACTTACAAGTAGAACAAACTAATAACGCACTACAAAATAATTGGAATCAACAGAGAGACCAAGTTGAATTAGCTCGTCAACAACAATATGAAAGGTTCCAAGAAGAATCAAGGATATATCACAAGGATCTCTTAACAGCTGATAAACAGATTGATCTAAATAATCAAGCTGCTAATACTGCGTATATACAAGAGCAAACTAAATTAAATGAAGCAAAGAAAAAAGCAGCTTTTGAAAATCAAACCTTAATAGCAAAATCAATCGGAGCTAAAGGAAACATATTAGCCTCTGGTAGAACAGGTCAATCAATAGGAGTAATTCTTGGAGATGTAGATAGACAGATAGGGTTTGAAAAAGCAATGAATCAAGCAACCTTAGACTCTAAACGTGATGCCTCTATTATTGCGATGGAGGGTAATTGGTTGAGAGCACAAAGCGAAAACAATAAAGCCAAGAGTAGTATTGGTCTTATTCCTGAGCTTGGATATCTACCTGATGTCCCTGATAATCCTATATATGTTACTGGTTAATTATGTCTAGATTAAAATCCATACAACCCGCTCAGAACAAATATCAAGGATCATCTCAAGGGGGATCTTTTATTCCTGTTAAAACTTCCATAAGTTCAAAAAAAGAAAAAGAAAAACTTAAACGATTAGAGCTAGATCAAAGATTACAACGAGACAACCTAGCTAGACGGCAAGACGCTAGTAGCCTAGAACTAAAAGCTAGACAGACTGCTAATAGAGGTAAGCTTGAAGTAGGACATCGACAAGAGACAGCTAGATTAAAAATTGAGTCACTATATGAAGAATCTCAATTAAAGCTAGACAGTTCATTTGATATAGCAAAAGCAAATCTCAATACCTCGTATGTCCAAGCAAAAGGAAATTATGAATTAAGTAAAATTAATCTAATTTCTAAAATAGCTACACTATCTACAAGCTTTGCATCTCAAGTTATTGATCATAATCTCAAAGCTAGTAAGAACCAAGATGCGGTAAAAGAAGCGAATGAGTTATTTGGGCTATTCAATGATAAAGATACAAACTCAAGAATTGAAGAAGCAAAGGTAGAGGAGAATAACTTTATAAAAGGTCTTTTCACCAATGAGAAAGCAATACAAAAAGCTGCTGATGGTGATTTAATTTTAGAAAATAGTTTAAGGGAAGAATCACAGAACGAGACCTTGGCTAGACAGACAAGAAAATTTACAGTTAATGAGGCAGTTCAACAGGCATACCCATTTTTTAAAGAGTATCTTAATAGTAATGAACCTATTACGATGCCTGATGGAAGAGTTATTACCCCTCTTACCGCTCAGACAAGGGAAGATATAAATTTTATTAGAAGTCAAGCCGCCTTAGCTTTTGCTAAAGAGTTTAGTGTTTCTAAAATGGCTACGGATCAAGTAGCTACAGTTTTATTACCAGCTGTTAAAGATATTCTTAAAGCTGAAACTAAGCTGATTACTAATTCAATAGTAGAAAATCGGATAGAAGAGTCAAAAAGTAACGCCTTACAAACAGCTACATCAGATTTAGCAAGTGGAAAATCTGCTGATGTAGTTGTTGAAGCTCTTACAGCTGAGTTATTTGCATCAGGTGAATATAGAGGATCTCCAGGGGAAGCTAATAAAGCAGCTGTTGAGCATATTATTGATTATGCAGAAAAGACTTCAAATACAGTTATTTTAGATCAACTCGGTAGAGGATATAAAGTTTGGAAAGATGGTAAGCCTAATACAGGTACTCAATATTCAAAGCTTTTTAAAGATGATATATTTGAGGCAAAATTAAATATAGATCTCAATATTTCTAAAGATCTCACAAATAGCGCTGTAATAGATCAACAGGCAGTAAATTCAGTAAATATTGATCGCTTAGAAGCTTTAACAAAAGATGATATTACCCCAGAAAAAATAATAGAAATAAACCAAGAGGCGATTCAGAAATTAGAAGATAAAAACACTGATATATCAAATAGAGAAGCCGCTCGTCTAAAAAACTTAGGAGTTAACTATAGTCCTTTCACATTTACATCAATGCTAGAAAGTGCTGAGAATGGTGAATCATGGACTAATGGGGAACTCTCGGAGATGGTATTAAGTAAAGAACTAACCCTAAAAGAAGCTAAAAGTCTTGGCTATAGACCAGAGCAAAGAGATTCAGTTGATACAGCTACAAATTTAAAACTGGAGCAAATGGGTTCCATTAGTACTATTGATGGTTTATCTGCAAACTTAATCACCACAAGTTTGGGGGATACAGATTTAGATCCAGCTGATTTAAAAGATATCATCACCTCAGATGGTGAGAGTATTGCTAATGATGTGTCTTTGAGAATGAACTCTCAATTAGTTGATTATGTAAAAGATAATCCAAATGCAACATCTCAAGACATCAGAAATAAATTAAATGAGATCACTCAAAACATGACTCAAGAATTATCGAGTCTAAGAATTGAGGATGGAGAAATTAAAGGGTATAAATATTCTGTTGATAGTCTTGGTAAATTAACGACCTATACAAAAATTAGAGAGAATGGTGTCAAGTATCGAATCTACTCAAATAAAAATGTAGATGATATCAAGCTTGTAAGATCTCAAATAAATATAGCGAATGATCAATTATTAACTCGTAGTGAATTATTGACTGGTTTTGAAGCTATACAAGCTGGACAAGAACCATCAGGTAGAACAAAAGAAGTAGCTAAAGCTTTAGGAACAAATGTAAGAACATTAATCCAATTACAAGGAAAGGCTTATGGAATTTATGAGATACAAGCAATCTCAGCTCCATTACCTCCTAAATATGAGGGTGAAGTAACTGAGGCTAATGTAGAAGAGGTATCAACAGAACAATTTGGATATCCTTTAACTCTAAGGCAGTATTTCAGAGTAACAGAATCGCTTACGGATATTAAATAGCAAAAAACCTTTATTTTAATTTGTTATCAGTGTGTGATGCGTCATACCAAACAATTAGTTTTTATCATTAAAAAGAATAATGACCGAACAACCTTTAGGGATTGGTGGTAGTGATATCGATCCCACTGAAGAGGAGAGTGCGCTCTCACAAGAACAACCTAAACAGCCAGAAACCAGTACAAATAATTACAGTGCTTCAGAACGTCTAGTCAATGAAGGTGCTGTAGCAGTTAGAGATTGGATTGATAACACTTTCCAAGGAGATCAAAGAAGTAAGGATGAGATCAGAAAAGATAGAGAAGCTATCACACCAAGTTTAAAAGATCGAACAGCAGCAAAGAAAGAGTTTCTAGAAAACGATAAAAGTGTTGCTGGAGAAGCTACTAGAGCAATTCTAGCGGGTGGAGCTACAGCGATTGAAAACTTTGGAGAAGCTGGAGAGTTTCTTGGAGATACAGCGAAATCAGTTATAGCTAAAACAGGTGTTATAAAAGTTGATTCAAAAGATATCCCTTGGTCTCAATCTTATGAATCAGCTCAATGGGATTTAGGAACAGCAAAAAATAATACAGCTGTCGGAAACTTTGCACGAGACATGATTGGCCTTGTGGTCAGCATGAAGCAACTAGCAAGGATGGGTGTAGGTGTAGGAGGTGGAGCAACTTGGCAGAGTCGTTTAGCTAGTGAAACTTTAAGAGGTGGATTAGTTGATTTCTTTGCTGATCCAGGTGAAGGAAATTTATCAAATATTGTTGCTGATAGTCGATACTCAAATCTTCTTTCTAAAGCCTTAGCTCATGAAGATGACGATAATCAATACATCCGTCGTCTTAAGAATTTAGTAGAAGGTGGAACTATTGGTATTGCTGTTGATGGCTTAGGAGAATTATATGGAGCTTTAAGAGCTGGAAAAGGAGCGGTTAAGAATGGAGCGTCAGCAGAGGAAGGCGCAGATGTAGCTGTAAAAACTTTAAATCTTTATCACGGAACCAGTGTCAAAGCCTCTAGGTCAATTTTAGAAAAAGGTTTTAAAGCTGGAGAAGCTGCTAAACGAGAGCAAGGCTTAATGATGGGAGATGGTGTTTATATGTCAACCAGACCTGATAAAGCCTCAGCGTATGGAGGAAATGTTTTATCTGGTCAATTACCAAAAGGTGTAAAGATCTTAGATTTATCAAATACTGATGTTGCTAGTTGGGCTAAAGATATTGGTATTGGTGAACCTACAAAACAATTAGCACCAATAGAAACTAGATTTGGAACTTTTGAAAGAAAGTTTAAATATTTTAGTGATGAACAAAAAGAAAAGATAAGACAGTATGTACTAGAAAATGGTTATGCAGGTGTTAAGTACGATCCAAATCTGACTCCGAGAACTGATAGCTTTGGCGATCCAATGCCAGAGAAATTCAAAGATACATCGGAAGTCGTTATATATGATTACGATACTGCAAATAAGATAGTTAAATCAAAAGCTGCCTCTATAGATCTTCCTACTAGAGAAATTGATGAGACCATTGAGTTACAACCTGATAATAAAATTGATTTTGAAACAGAGGAAGAAACAGCAGCTAGAGGAAAAGAGTTATGGGAACAAGCAAAAATTAAAGCGGGTGTTCCTAAAGAATGGAATCAAACAACTAACAAGATTGAGGAAAGATTTGAAAAAGAGATTCAAAAGCTTCCTGTTTTTGCACAAATCCCTGGCAATGGATACGCGGCAAAAAAACAAATATTACCTAATGGAATGGAGGTGATCTGGAGTTTCACTCCTGACCCTTTAGCTAAATATGTAGATGGTGATAGTTTTAAAGATCTTTTTGGTCATACCCCTTTAGAAGTTACATGGAGTAATTACACTACTAGCATTCAATTCAATGGGCATGGTAAAAAACTCATCTCTTTTTTCAATGACATAGCTCGTAAAGAATTAAAAGCTGGTACGGTTATATATAATCAACCAGTAGATTTAGTTGATTCAGCAGTTCAGAAAAGCAAGCTAAAGCAAAATATAAAAGCCAAAAAACAACCCATTATCGAGCGATATATAGATGATGCTGTTAAGCAAGAATTAGGTTCAAGGAAAGCATCTCAATTAATGGGTGAGTTAGATGGTGACTGGAAATCCTTAGATAAAGAACAAATCAGAAAAGAATTTCTAGAACTCTGGACTAATAAAGATGGGAAAATAGATTATGAAGGATTATGGAAAAAGGTCGAACATAGAGCTATCCATGATCCTAATTATGCAGATGTAGACGCTATTGATAATATCCAAGCTGAAACAAGTGTAAGAGCAAGTATTTATAGAAGAGCTGGATTTGGTCCAGTACAAAATGGATCAACTCAATTTGCAATCGTAAGGGGTACGCCTGATGAAAAAGGAAGATGGATTCAACCTTTAGAGGGAAATCCTTTTAATCCCGAAGGTGATGGTAAAGCAATCAGAGAGCAAATATCAGAAGCACAAAATCAGGCCGAACTTGCAAACTCACAAAATTATAGAAAAGTTGAAAATGATTTAAACTCAGCAAAACCAGGACAAAAAGGAACATATGAACCTTATGAAAGAGGAGCTAGACGTTCTACTAATGACGTAAATGACGCAGCTACATCACAAGCGGAAAAAACAGATGTTGATGGAGGAACAGAACCTTTCTTAAATGACGCTGATTATGATGAACTTAAAAACGTCCAAGATATAGCTGAATATGTAGAGGGTATTGGAGCTAAAATAAACATTGATGAGATAGCGGGTAGGTTAAGTGAACAGCCCGACGATTATGTAAGAAAAACTCTTATCAGTGTTGCTAAGTTTGCAAGTAATGGAGAGCTTAAAAATTTAGAGGATTTAAGGTTTGTAGATGATAGAGGTATTAGATCGTTTGGAGCTGGAGGCACTGTTGCTATGGATGTAATAGTGAAAGATACAGCTGAACAACTATTAGATCTCTCTGAAGAATTAATAGAATTAAATGATTTAAGCCACTTTGCTAGAGATAAAACTCTTGCCTTTATCACGAGAACTAGAGCTTTAGTCAAGATCAAAAAAGAAGCCAGTATTCAATCTTCTTTTCAATTACAGAACTGGAAACAAATACCGCCTGATGTTCAACGCTCCTTAGATGAAGCAAACATCATGATCGATGAAACCTTTGAAAAAATAGAGAAAGCTTTCAAGGGTGGAAATGCTGAGGATATGCTCGAACAAAAAGAGGTGATCCAACAGTTTGCAAGAGCAATGGTATCTACTGGGGGTGATCCAACTAAGATTGGTAGTTTCTGGGGGATGGTATATAAAACAGGACTAAAGAATATTAACCAAGCTGTTATTAATGCTTGGCTATCTTCTCCAGTTTCACAGATTCGTAACTTAGCAGGTAACACAGTAGTAGCTCTAGAACGTCCTTTAGCTATGGCTATTGGTCACGCAATGGAGGGAGATTGGAAAGGAGTAAAGGCATCAGCCTCAATGCTTGATTCAATGAACTCAACATTAGGAGAGTCTTTAGTAATGGCTAGAAAATCTCTAGGTTCAGAAACTCCAGTTACTAAAGGTAGTAAATTAGGTGAAGTCTTCACTAATACAACTAAGGATGTAGATAATCTGAAGCGAGTCGCTACAACTCCTACAGAAAAGTTTGCAGCTCAAACCCTAGGGGCTTATCACTCCCTCGTAAATATGCCGTGGAATACATGGCCTGGGAGGGGTTTGCAATCTGGAGATGATTTATTTAAAACAATGGTGTCTAGGATGGATCTTAGATATCAAGCTGCTATAGAAGTTGATAAATTACGAGACCTACCTAACTTTGCAGGGGATGAAAAAGCTTTTAATGATGCTTATGAAAAGCTACTGAAAGAGAAAATCGGACCTAATGGAGAAATCTTAGATAAAGAGCTAATAGAAAATGCACAAGAGGCAACTTTCCAAAAAGAATTAAAAGGGAAGATGAAAAAAGTTGCTGATAGTTTGAATGCTCATGATGAAATGAAGCAATTCATACCTTTCATAAGAACTCCACATAATGTCAATGTTTATGCTTTTCAACATCTCCCTTATTTAGCGAGATTTACAGATGAGTGGAAACATACGATGAGATATGGAACTCCTCAACAAAAAGCATTAATGAAAGGTAGAGAGGCTATCGGTTATCTACTTGTTGGAACTGGAGGAACTATGGCAATGATGGGAAATCTAACAGGGAATGGTCCATCTGATCCCGAATTAAAAAAGCTATGGTTAAAAGATCATGCGCCTATGTCTATCAAGTTTGGTAATACATGGGTATCTTATAAATCTATCCCTGGAGCTGAGTTGATATTTTCAGCAATAGCAGATACGGGACATATTATTAAATATTTAAACCCAACTGATGCTGATAAATTATGGGGTCAACTTGTTTATACACTTGCAAACTCAATAACTGATAGATCTTATTTTCAAGGGTTTTTGGATTTATCAGGGGCATTAGATGTAAAATCATGGACAACTGATAGTGCAACAAAAGCAGTAGGTGAGAGATTAAATTTAGCCTTTCCTATAACGGGTGGAGCTGGTTTAAGAAATCAATTTGAAAACGTCATGAAAACAGGGATGTATGAATATAGAAATAGTCTTCATGCAGTAATGGGTAAAATGACGGGTGGAATATTAGGTGACAAGATACCGACTATTGATGTATTAACTGGAGAGCAAATGGTTACAGGTTATGAGAATCCTGTAAATGCTATTAGTCCATTTAAAATTGCTAAGAAGACTGCTAGCCCATTAGCAAAGGAATTAAGCGCTCTTCAGTTTGAGTTTTCTGATGCTGTAGTTAAAAAGCTACATGGAGTAGATCTAAATATTGAAGAGCAACAAGAAATAAGGAAATTAATGTATGATAAAGGTAATTTTCCTAAAGCTTTAAAGGTTTTATTAGAAAGTCCACAATTTAAAGCTCAATATAAAGACTGGGTAGACAATCAAGGTACTGCTGACAGTGTGGAAAGGAAACAATCCAAATGGTATAAAGATATTTCTATACTTGTTGGAGGTTATAAGAGAAAAGCTCGTACAAAGTTTTTAAATAGTGGTAGTGATATTGCTGATAACTTTAAATCACGTATAGGTCAATCAAATAATCCACTTGAAACTTTATTACAAGTAAGTGGGCAAAAAAATTAATAGAAAGAAACGCACAAAAACGACAACGCATCTACCAATAACTGATTCAAAAATGATAAAACAATGGCGGTTACTTCCAATAGTTATACACAATCGGATACAACAACTGTACTCCGATCTTTCACATTCCCCTATATTTCAACAAGTGATATCAAGGTAACTCTTGATGGAACTCTTACAACTCAATATTCTTACGCCAACGCGACTCAGATTCAGTTCACTTCAGCTCCTCCAGTAGGAACCGAAATAAAAATCTATAGAGAAACTGAAAGTAATGAAACTATCGCTACTTTCTACCCTGGTTCTGCTATTAGAGCGGGTGATTTAAACAATAACTCACTACAGAATCTATATGTAAGCCAAGAAGTTATAAATGAAACTGACGCTGCTACTGCGGC